GCTGAAGCCGGTACAGAACCATACATAGGCAAAATGGCGGTGGCACAATGCATTCTTGACGCCTGCAAATCTGAACACGAACGCCCGGCAGAAATCATCAGAAGCTTCGGCTATACCGAAAAAAGACCCGAGCCGAACGAAGATGTGAAGCGCGCGGTCAGTGCGGTTTTTGACAGCGGCGAAGTAGCAACCGACGCCGAGATTCTATATTTCTACGCGCCGGCGCTTGTGAGCAGCGAATGGCATGAGTCGCAGATTTATGTCTGCACCATCGGCGGACACAGATTTTTTGAGGAGGCAGGGGAATGAATAAGCTACTTCTTATACCGATAATTTGTTCAAGCTATTGTATGCTTACAAATTTAATTGGGCTTATTATACCGGAATTGGATGATAATCCTAAGAACTTAAAATATGCACGTTTACAGGCGGTGCTGGGGTGGTTAACGGCTTTGACCGTGATAATAGCATATGCGACCGATATATAGAAAGAAGGAGGGCTGAACTATGGCCTTGAATTTTGCAATACGGACAACGATAGAAATCATCGGTATATTACTACTGCTTTACGGCTTTTGCAGAGAAGATAGGTTTATCGCGTTCGAGGACAGGCTGAAAACAAAAATACTTGACAGAAAGGAGGCAAAACGCCATGCAGAAAAAGATTAAGGTCATAGTAAAAGACCCGGGAAAACCTGCAAGAGTGGTGTGGATATCAAACACGCTGGAGAACCTACAGAGAACGGTTGGCGGTTATATCGAAATTGTTACGATATCGACAAACTTCGTCATTATCTGCAACGAAGAACGCAAGCTGTTAGGACTGCCGCACAACTGCAGACTTTGCGGCTGCGATTTTGTCGGAACACACATCATTGTCGGCATAGACAAAGACGAATTTTGCAGCTTGTCAGATGAGGTTATTAAATTGCTGAAACCGTGCATAAAGGAGGAAAAATCATGATAACTAACATCGATGTAACGAAACTTAAAGAACATCCTGACAATCCGCGAAAGAACATCGGCGATGTCACGGAATTGGCAGAATCAATCAAGGCACGCGGAATATTGCAGAACCTGACGGTCGTACCGGCTGAGGACGGAATGTACACTGTTATTATCGGTCATCGCCGTCTCGCTGCAGCGAAGCAAGCGGGACTGACTGAGGTTCCCTGCGCCGTGGTTGATATGGACTATAAAACGCAGCTGTCTACGATGCTGCTTGAAAATATGCAGCGATCTGATTTGACGGTCTACGAGCAGGCACAGGGTATGCAGATGATGTTTGACCTCGGCGTGCCGGTTGCCGAAATCGTCGAAAAGACCGGCTTCGCCGAAACAACCGTGCGTAAGCGCCTGAAGATAGCTACTTTGCCGACAGAGCAGATGCAGCAGGCGGTGGAGCGCGGCGGAAAGCTTGAGGACTATGTGCAGATAGCGGACATAAAAGACGAAAAAGAGCGCCGCAAACTGCTGAAAGTTGTCGGAACACGCGAGTTTGAGTTCAGACTTACTAGCGCGAAGAGGCAACAAATTGAAGCCGAGAAAACGCCGCTTGTCAAAGCCGAGCTAAAGTCAATCGGTGCGAAAGCCGTAAAAGGCCAAGCCTACAGCACAGCCTACGAGCGGGTCAAACAGTGTGAGATTACAGACTGGAAAGAAGGAACCTTTAAAAAGCCCAAAAACAAAGAGGAACTTTTTTGGGAAATATCATATGGCACGGCGTACCTTATGCGCAAAAAGGCCAAAGTACCAAAGAAAAAAGAGGAAAAATCAGAATGCGAACAGCGCATAGACAGTGCCAACCGTGAGCTCAAGCGTTTGACGGAAACGGCGTATGAGTGCCGCGTAAACTTTATCAGAAGTTTTACCGCGGTTGAAAAATATAAAGAAACAATCATCAAGTGGCTTGTGATGTTTGCGGGTTGCGAGATAACGGACTATTGTACATATGACAGAGCATATATCAATTCCGAGATTGGAAGCGATGAAAAGTATTCTATAAATGCGCCGAAATGGCGGCAGTTTATCGCCGAGGACAAGCGTGCGCCGATAGTTGTCGCGTATGCGCTGGCAGGAGACGATAATCGCAACGGCTACTACAACAACGGGTGGTATGCGTCAAACAATGACAAACGGGCACCGCAGCACAAGGAAAACCAAAGCCTTGACAGGATTTATGAGTTCCTTTGCGAGTTGGGCTATGAGATGTCTGAGACGGAGCTTCAGCTCCAGAGCGGCGAACATGAACTGCTGAAAGGAGAATGAAAATGAATGACGATAAAATCATTATAGAGGCACTGCGTAGGTTGGCAGTGCAGACCGGACCTATAGCCTGCCTCGACTGCGGATATGCGCACAATTACGGAATCCACGGTTGCGCACTCGTCCGTGCCGCGATAGAACGGCTCGAAGAGCTGACCGCATCACCGTGGATAAGCGTTAACGACAGGCTGCCCGAAGACGAGCAGGGCGTATTAGTTATCGCGAGCGGCAGACCGCAAGAGCATTTAGAGTTGGATAGTGCCCATGAACTTGCAACATTTTACGCCGGCGAGGGCTGGCTTTTTGAGGCTTATCCGGATTGGGATGATCCACAGGTGACTTATTGGATGCCGCTGCCGGAGTTACCTACGATTGAGTGACGGAGGTCCTGCAAATGAACACAACGATGAATATGACCCTTGAGCAGCCGATCCAGGCGACGGAACTCTGCGGAGCGGGTGCACCCGATTCTTGCTCAGAGTGTCCGTTAAATGACCCAAGCGGAGATTTTGAGTGCATTGAATACCTTATGTCGCAGGCTGCGGCTGCGCTTAAAGAGTATTCCTGCAACGGCGGAGGGGAGTTATGACAAAGTCAATTTTGCTGAGTATCAGACCACGATATTGCGAACTGATAGCAAGCGGAAAGAAAAAAGTCGAACTTCGAAAGAACGAACCAAAAATCAAGACACCGTTTAAGTGCGTCGTCAGAATTACATACTTTTTTCGGACAAAACAACGGCACGACCCCGACAATTACAACGGAAAATTTATTCTCGACGGCTTGCGCGAAGCCGGAATAATCGAGGACGACAGCTTTTCAAATGTCAAGCTTCAGCTCTGCGGGAGCTACGACAAAAAATTCACGAACAGAAATAATTATAAAAGAGGTTTGACAATGCATGAAAGCAACGATTGATTTAAAGCACGGCGATTGCCTTGAATTGATGAAAAACATCCCTGACGGCTCGGTGGATTTGGTGCTGACTGACCCTCCATACGGTGTTATGACCAAAAGCACACACGACATTAAAGGGTGGCAAAACAAAAATATAAAATGGGATAGTTCCATACCAGCAGAGAAGATTTTTGCGGAGATAGACAGAGTTTTAAGACCTAATGGAATATGCGTTTTGTTTAGCCAGGAACCTTATACGAGCAAATTGATAACAAAACAAATTCCGTCATTGCCATTTTCTTATAGAGCCGTTTGGGTGAAAAACAATGCAGGTAATATATTGGGATGCAAACAAAACATGGTAAGTTACTTTGAAGATATTTGCGTGTTTTCAAAGGTTTGTCCTAAATACGATTTTGATAAAAAACACCCACTGCGTGATTATTTTGTTCAGGAAAAAGAAAAGTGCATCGGTGTGAATTTTAACAAACTTTTAGAAAATAATATGGCTTCCCATTATTTTACAAACGGAAGTCAATTTACATTTCCTACAAGGCGAAACTATGAAAAGTTGCAAAAGACAGGACATTTCAAAGCTAATTACAGCGAAATGAAAGAAATTCACGAACAGTGGCAAAGAAAAAACATTGATAAAATGAATTCTCTTTATCCGTCTGTTTTTAATCTTTGGCAGGGTAAAAAGCAAAAATCAAATGTTTTGAAATATCAAAAAGATAGTGGAAGTTATCACCCGACACAGAAACCCGTTGCACTTCTCGAAGATTTGATACAGACATATTCCAACGAGGGCGACACCGTGCTTGATTTTACAATGGGTTCAGGCTCAACTGGAGTTGCTTGCGTAAACACAAACCGCCGATTCATCGGCATCGAACTGGACGACAAATATTTTGAAATAGCGAAACAGCGGATTGATGCCGCTATTTGTGACAAGAAACAACAGAGATAACAGTAAAGGAGATTTAAAAATGGATTGCAGCAAAACGATAGACTTTTTGCTCGAAAGAAAGCGACTGTGTGATTCACAACATGACGGTATCAACCCATGCGATGAATGTCCATTGGAAAACATATGCGACGAGCAGAGCAACGCAGAGATAATTAAAAGTGCCATTTCAAGACTCCAAAAATGGAGTGACAAGCGCCCGAAAAAAACTTACGCACAAGACTTTTTAGAAAAATTTCCGAATGCGCGTATAGGTGATGACGGACTTCCGGAGGTGTGCAGAATGGAAGTTTACGGCACAAGATGCCTGAGTATGACCGGAGACATGTGCACCATGTGTTGGTGCGAATCTATGGAGAAATAAACAAGTCAGACCCCTGCGCCGGGGAAAAGGTGAGGCGTCCGCAAGGGCGCTTCAAGGGCTTGTATGCTGTCTTATCAAACCGACCACGGAGAGGAAAGAAAAAATGCGCACGAAAATCAGAGAAACAAAATTTTACTGCAAGGACTTTCTTGAAATATATTTATACCCCGTGACGGAGCAGCCGCAGGCCAAAATAAAGAGCAGGGGAAAGAGATTCAGAGAATCGAGCGAGACGCAGAAACTTTTGAACGCAAAGTATGCGGAGCGTAAGCTTGTTCAGCTGCTGCATGCGAACTTCACGGATCGCGATCTTGCGATAGGTCTCGACTATTCCGACGATACAAGACCCAAAACGCCGGAAGAAGCTCAGAGAAATTTTCAAAATTTTTTGCGCAGGGTCAAAAGGCTATATAAAAAAGCGGGAGCGGGCGAAGTGAAATACATTTCCGTCATTGAGTTCGGCGAAAAGAGCGGGAACGTGCATCATCACATTGTAATGAGCGGCGGAGTTGACAGAGACGAGATAGAAAAGGCGTGGGGACTCGGCAGAGCAAACACGAAGCGTCTGCAATTCCTCGAAATTGGTATAGCCGACATGGGAAAATACATAATCAAAGACCCGATTATGCATAAGCGCTGGACAAGGTCTAAAAATCTTGTGGATCCTCAGCCACGCAGAAGCGACAGCCACATCAGCCGCAAGAAGCTGGACGAGCTTGTAGCAGACTGCGAGCACAGACAGCTTTTTGAACAGCTTTATCCCGGTTATGTCGTGGCGGAGGTTATCCCTACATACTGCGACTGGGACAGCTGCTACCACATGGAAATAAGGATGTTCCGGAGTGACAGTGACTACATTCTTTACGGCGGACGGAAAAACAGAAAAAGGAGAGCGGGCTAATGGCTAACACTGCCGCAGGAGCTCTTGTTGTCTGCCCGTTTTACCTGTCCGACACCAAGTTTACAATATCCTGCGAAGGATTGACGGAAAAAGGAAAAGTTATACTCGTATTCGAGGACGCGAAACAGCGGAAGGAGTGGCTGCATAACAACTGCTACCTTTACCGCTGCGATTGCCCATTGCGAAAACTGATAAATGACAAATATGAATAAGTCCCCGGCAAGGTGATTCTTTGCCGGGCAGTTTTATATCCCGATAAACGGCGGGGAGAAAAACGAAATGCAAATTGATAAAATTATAAACAGAAAGGAGGCTTCCGGGAGTGGACTGGGATGCCATCAAGCAGGAATACATATCGACGAATATAAGCCAGCGCGAGCTCGCGGAAAAGTACGGAGTGTCGGTCTCGTCGCTTGGAAAAAGGTGCGCTTCGGAGGGGTGGAGCGGGCTTCGGAAAAAATTCAGAAAAAAAGTTGAAAAGAAAACAATGGAAAAAATCAGCCGAAAAAAAGCCTGTGAGCTGGCGAAAATCGGCGATTGTGCGGACAAATTAGTTCGCCTTATAGATGATTCTTTGAACGATACGGCGACAGTCAGGCAGACTATCATCAAAATTGTGCCGAGCGAAGACGATGAAGACGAGGCGGAAGTCGAGGAATATTGCCTGCAAAAACTCGACACGAAATATCTGCGGCAAATGACCGCTGCAATGAAGGATCTGATGGAGATACTGCGCGATGTTTACGGCAAGCCGAACACCGTCGAGCGTGCGAATATGAAGAACGCTCGGGAGCGGGTTGAAATCGAAAAAGCAAAGGCGGCCGCAGGCATACCGACGGATGATGAAGAATACGGCATTATCGAGATTCCGGCAGTGCTTGAGGAGGCTGCAGAAGAATGAAAATCTGGGAACCGCAGGAGAAACAGAAGAAATTTATGGAGCGCCCGGAGTATGAGGTACTGTACGGCGGAGCGGCGGGCGGAGGGAAGAGCGATGCACTGTTGATAGAAGCCCTGCGGCAGGTGCATATCCCGTATTACCGCGGACTGATACTGCGAAAAACATATCCGCAGCTGTCGGAGCTTGTGGAACGGTCTGAAATGCTTTACCCGCGGGCGATACGCGGAGCAAGATATAACGACAGCAAACACCGGTGGAGCTTTCCGAGCGGGGCGATGATTTATTTCGGCTCAATGCAATACACGAAGGACAGGCTGAAATACCAGGGCAAACACTATGATTTCATCGCGTTTGACGAGCTTACGCATTTCACATGGGACGAATACAGCTATATGTTCTCACGAAACCGCCCGGGAGGACCCGGCACGAGGGTATATATGCGGGCAACAACCAACCCCGGCGGCATAGGTCACGGGTGGGTGAAGTCTCGGTTTGTTACTGCGGCGCCACCAATGACACCTATCACGGAGACTTTCAATGTCGTGACACCGTCAGGGCAGATAATTGAGGGCAGCAGGAAACGGATTTTTGTCCCGGCGACTGTTTTTGACAATCAGGAGCTTTTACACAACGACCCGGAATACATCATGAAGCTTGCGGCCATGCCGGAAGCGGAGAGAAAAGCACTGCTGTACGGCGACTGGGACAGCTTTTCGGGGCAGGTGTTCACAGAGTGGCGCAACGATCCCGAGCACTACAAAGACCAACGGTGGACGCATGTCGTTGAGCCGTTCAAAATCCCGGAATACTGGCAGATTTACAGAGGCTTTGACTTCGGCTACACAAAACCGTATTCCGTGGGTTGGTATGCAGTGGACACGCACGGCAAGATATACCGCATAGCGGAACTGTACGGCTGCACGGGCACGCCGAACGAGGGAGTGCGGCAAGACCCGGTCACGATTGCAGCAGAGATTCGGCGCATTGAAAACGAGGACAGAAATCTCAAGGGTAAGAACATTATCGGCATAGCAGACCCGTCAATTTTCGACGAGAGCCGCGGCGAGAGCGTAGCGCGAATGATGGAAAAATCCCCGAACTTCATAGTATTCTCCCCCGGCGACAACACGAGAATCGCCGGAAAGATGCAGTATCATTACCGTCTGGCGTTCGATTCGGAGGGCAACCCGAAATTTCAAGTGTTTTCGACATGCCGGCACTTTATCCGCACTATTCCCGATATCGTCTATGACGAGAAATATGTTGAGGATATCGACACATCGCAGGAGGATCACATCTATGACGAGTGTCGATATGTGCTGATGGAGAACCCGATAAGTCCGGAGCCCCGCAAAGCCAAGGCAAAAGTGCCGGATGATCCGCTGGAACTCAGAGAAAAGCCGGACAAATACAGCTTTTACAGACTATAGGAGGCAGAACAATGGCAAACAGCAGAAACCCGATAGAAGATATCAAGCGCCGCAGGGCGGAAATGCGCGACCAACAGCAGCAGGAGCAAACCGCAAGAAACCCAGAGCGGGATATTGCCGCACGAACGGAGGCATTGCGGCAAGAGCTTGGAAATCCTGTGCAAGAGGATAGACAGGCAGAAACAGTGAATGACACTGATATTGTGAAATATGAACCCGAGAGCGGGTCAGAGCAGGGTCCAATCACGGAGGAGTCAATCGCCCTGGCAGAGGAAACCTTGCGAAAATACAAAGACGGCAAGGCAAATCTCGAGAACAGGATAATCGAAAATGAGCAGTGGTGGAAGCTCCGGCACTGGGAGACAATCAGGAAAGAACAGGCGAAGGGCGCGAACAAAGAGCCCGAGCCCACTTCGGCTTGGCTGTTTAACTCACTGGCAAATAAGCACGCGGACGCTATGGACAACTATCCGTCGGCTTCCGTGCTGCCGAGAGAGCAGAGCGACAATGCTTCTGCAGAACAGCTCTCGGAAATTCTGCCCGTTATCATCGAGCAAAACGGGTACAAAAAGACGTACTCCGCTAAATGGTGGTACAAGCTCAAGCAAGGTTCAGCCTGCGAGGGCGTGTTCTGGAATCCGCAGAAGTACAACGGCTTGGGAGACATCGAGATCAAGAAAATCGACCTGCTGAATCTCTTCTGGGAGCCCGGCATAGAGAACATACAGGACAGCCGGAACATTTTCCATGTGTGCCTGCGCGACAATGATTTGCTCACGCAGGAATATCCGCAGCTGAAAGGTAAGCTCGGCGGCAAGACGATAGAAACAAGCCAGTATATCTATGACGACAACATAGACACATCGGAAAAGAGCGTTGTGGTTGACTGGTACTATAAGAGACTGGTTGGCAGCAGAACAGTGCTGCATTACTGCAAATTCTGCAACGGTGAAGTGCTCTTTGCCTCCGAAAACGATCCTCAGTATGCCGAGAGCGGGTTTTATAATCACGGCAAATATCCGTTCGTGTTTGATACTCTCTTCCCGGAGGAAGGCTCGCTTGTGGGCTTTGGCTATTTGGACATTATGAAAGATCCACAGATGCAGATAGACAAATACGATCAGGCTTTTATGCAGTCGGCAGTTGCCGCATCGCGCCGCCGCTTCTTCATCAATGCCGCGAGCGGGAAAGTGAACGAAGAAGAATTTCTTGATGTCTCAAGACCGTTTGTGCGCGTGGATGGCAGACTCGGCGAGGACAGCATCAAAGAGATAACTATGACGCCGCTTAATGATATCTATGTTGCGCTGCGCACGAACAAGATAGACGAACTCAAGGAAACGAGCGGAAACCGCGATTTTTCACAGGGCAGCACCACGAGCGGAGTTACCGCCGCTTCGGCGATTGCAGCGCTGCAGGAAGCGGGAAGCAAATTGTCGAGAGATATGATTCAGACCTCATATGACAGCTATGAGGAAGTGCTCTATCTGTGCATCGAGCTGATAAGGCAATTTTACGACGCGCCGCGCAGTTTCCGCATAACGGGAAAAAGCGGAGAGCAGGAATTTGTTAGCTACGACAACCGCGCCATACAGCCCGAGGGCGAGCGCACAGAGTTCGGCATTGATATGAGCGGACGAATGCCGATTTTCGATATCAAGGTCAGGGCGCAACGAAACAATCCTTTTTCAAGGCTTTCTCACAACGAGTTGGCACTGCAGTTCTATAACAGCGGATTCTTCAATCCGGAAATGACGGATCAGGCGCTCGCCTGTATCGACATGATGGACTTCGAGGGCAAGGACTCCGTCGTGCGGAAAATATCGCAGAACGGTACGCTGTATGAACAGCTCAAGACCATGCAGCAGCAGCTCATGCAGATGGCGCAGATAGTTGACGCACAAAACGGAACAACGATAGGCAGTCAGATGGCGGCATCTTTTTCGGGTGGAGTTCCGGTGGCGAGCGTAGGCTCCGGAGACGGCGAGCTCAAGAGCAACTCGCTTGGCGAGACGCGCGCAGACGAACACGCAACGGCCGAGAATGCGAGAGAAAAAGCGGCTTCGGCTGCGGAACCGAGGTAATGTTATGACAACAATAAAAGTTCGCCGAGCGGGCAGAGAAATGAAAATAAGCATTTCGGGACATTCGGGATATGCGCCGAGCGGGCAGGACATAGTCTGTGCCGGCATTTCGACACTCGGCCAGACCGCCGCAATGATGTTCGCGGAGATGGAATCTGCGGGAGACCTCGAACTCTTTACCTCGGAGAAAAGCGCCGGAAAGCTTTTGCTGGCGATTAAGGCATACAAACATACCAAAGCAAAGGCAAAAGGAATTTATAATTTTTTCTGCACGGGCGCAAAGCTTATCGCAGACAACTATCCGAAAAATGTAATTGTTACAGTTGAAGGCGGGGAGAAAATCGAAAATTAAACCGCTATAATATAATCACAAAGACACTTCGGAAAGACGATGGAGGTTAATTTTTATGTTCACAGACACAACAAAGGCTTTTTCGCTCACGCTGTTCGGCGAGGGCGGAGGAGACGGAGCGGGCGTATCGGCGGCAACGGCCGCCACGGCTTCCGACGCCGGGGAGCAGACACGGGCGATTGAAACGCAGGACGCCGCTGCACAGCCGGAAAGCGAGATCAACGTTACGGCATCGACGGTCGAAAATCAGGACGCGGAGTTTGAAAAGCTGATAAAAGGCGATTACAAGGACGCGTTCAGCCGCCGAGTGCAGAACATTATCAACGGCAGATTCAAGGAAACACGCACACTTCAGGAGCAGCTGCAGAAGAGTACGCCGGTCTTTGAGATTCTCGCGCAGAAGTACGGGATAAAAGCGGACGACATTGACGGCATAGTCAAGGCTTTGGAAAATGATGATGAATCATACAGAGAAGAGGCTATGGAAAAGGGCATAACCGTTGAACAGCTCAAGGAGATGAAGAAGCTTGAACGCGAGGTCCTTCAGCTCAGACGGAACGAGTCTCGTCGTGATGAGCAGGACAGAATCAACCGGGACATAACCAACTGGAAGAACCAGGCGGAAAGTCTCAAAGAAATCTATCCGAATTTCAATCTCGACACGGAGATAGAAGATCCTCAGTTCTTCAGTTTGCTCAGAAACAATGTCGATGTCAGAACGGCCTATGAAGTCATTCACCGAGACGAGATTCTCGGAGGCGCGATGCAGTATGCGGCGCAGACGGCGGCAAAGCGAGTCGCCGATTCTGTTGCGGCAAACAGCAAAAGACCGGTTGAAAACGGTGTAACTTCACAAGGTGCAGTTAATTCCCAGACGGATGTAAACAAACTGACAAAGGCTCAGCGAGAAGAAATCGAACGCAGAGTGGCAAGGGGAGAAAGGATTACTTTCTGATCTCCTTGCACTAAGAAAAGGAGATAAAGAAAATGAAGAAAATCAAGGCAATAATCAATCATGTCATTTTTGACCTGCAGCTGTTTGCAACGGTCATAAATGCCACCACTTCGGCGGCAAGCGGCAACAATCTGTCCGCCGAGATGAAAACTTACTATGAGAAGAGGCTGCTTGACAACGCAGAGCCGAAGCTCGTGCATAATCAGTTCGGTGATAAGTACCCGATTCCCAAGGGCTCCGGCAAGACTATCGAAATGCGTAAGTATTCGCCGCTTGCAAAAGCAACCACGGCACTGACGGAAGGCGTCACGCCCGATGGACAGGCTCTTAATGTGAGCACAATCACCGCGACTGTCAAGCAGTACGGCCGCTGGATTCAGCTTTCGGACATGCTCGATCTGACGGCTATCGACAACAACGTGCTGCAGGCAACTAAGTTGCTTGGCTCCCAGGCGGGACGCACGCTGGACTCCGTTATCCGCGAGGAGCTTGTCGGCGGCACAAATATTATTTACGCGCCTAAGATTGCAAGCGGCGCAGAAACGGCCGTAACGAGCAGAGCGGATCTCGACGCGACGGCAAAGATCAATGTTGACCTCATATACCGCGCGGCGGCTCAGCTGGAGAGCATGAATGCAGACCCGATTGGGGATTCGTTCGTGGGTATTATCCATCCGTATGTAGCATATGACCTTATGCGCTGCGAGGAGTGGATTGATGTACATAAGTATGCTAAGCCCGACAATATCTACAACGGCGAGATAGGCAAAATCGGTAGTGTCCGATTTGTCAAATCCACCGAGGCTAAGATATGGACCGGCACCGGCTGCCCGTCCGGTCTGGCGGTTTTCGCCACGCTTATCCTTGGCGCTCACGCTTACGGTCTGACGGAGATCGAGGGCGGCGGTCTGCAACATATCGTCAAGCAGCTCGGCTATGGCGACGATCCGCTCAATCAGCGTTCGTCCTGCGGCTGGAAAGCGACCGAGGCCGCAAAGCGCCTGGTTGAGGAGTACATGGTGCGTATTGAGTCCTGCTCCGCGTATTCGGCCACTGCGAAAGCTAACTGATAAAAGCTCAGAGGGCATTTTGCTCTCTGAGCCAGAAAGGAGATATTTATGGCAAGAACAAAAACTGCAACTCCCGAGGAGAACGTAATCCTCGAAGAGACGGCTGCACCCGAGGAGACCACAACCCCCGAAGAGACCACAACCACCGAAGAGGCTGCTGCGCCCGAGGAGCAGAAAGAACCCACGGAGAAAATCTTTCTCTTTAAGGACGACGGTGCATATAAAGATGATCTGTTTGTTTCGGTCAACGGCAGGAATTTTCAGATCCAGCGCGGCGTAGAAGTTGAAGTGCCCGCCTGCGTCGCAGAGGTTATACGCAATTCCGACAGACAGAAGCAGCTGGCGGAGCAGCGCCTTGAGAAGCTGGTAGAGCAGTATATCAAAGAGAGATAAGGACACACCGGGAGGGCGCATTTTGCGCCCTCTTTTACTTTCAGGAGGTTTATATGAAAATATGCGAAGCAATAAGACAGACCGATGAGCTAAAGCCCAATCAGTATTCGGACGAGCAGAAAATAAGATGGCTTGCCGAGCTCGACGGGAAGATAGTAAAAGAACTGATAGACGCGAAAAGCGGGGAGAAATCAACGGCGTTTGAGGGCTATAATGAAGACACAGACACGAACACAGAACTGCTTGTGCCGGAGCCTTACAGCAACCTATATGTTCTTTGGCTGATGTCAAAAATTGACTTTTTCAACGCCGAATACGACCGATACAACAATTCGGCAATGGCTTTCAACGAGGCATACGAGGGTTACTGGGGATATTACAGCAGAACGCACGCGGCTCCGGCGGGCGGAATATTTACGAGGTGAACCGATGAGACTGCCTATTCTTAACACGGTCGGTAAAAACAGGGAAATGATGAGCGCGTTCGGAGGATATCACCATGACCTTGTTATAAGTGACAATGAATTTTACGACGAAGAGAATCTTTCGTCAGACAGCTATCCTGCCCTGACGCCGAGAGAGCAGCGGAAAAAAATTCGCGATTTCACACGCCTTGACGGCTTTTGCGTGAACAACGGTCTGTGTTGGGTGGACAATGGCAAAGTGTTCTACAACGGCGATCAGGTCAGCGGCGATGTCGAGAAAAGCCGCAAACAAATGCTGAGCATGGGTGCGTATGTCCTCATCTGGCCGGACAAAAAATATATCAACACCGAGAAAGTGAGCGAGGGCGTAGGCAGTTTGGAAAAATCGTTTACGACAACTGCGGCGGTATCATTTACGCTGACGCGAGTAACCGGAGATGATTATAACCCGACAGTCTCGGCCACGGCGCCGGAAGAGCCGACAAACGGCGACAGCTGGCTTGATACTTCCTCAAAGCCGCATACTCTCAAGATATATGCCGCAGCAACAAAGATGTGGAATGCGGTGGCGACGACATTCGTCAAAATCTCTTCGGCTGGAATAGGCGAAGGATTCTCGGAATATGACGGAGTGACTATAAGCGGCTGCAAGGACGAACAGTTCAACACAAACATGATACTCTATGCGGTCAGCAAGGATTACATAGTCGTGACCGGCTTCATAGATGAAGTATCGAGTCAGCAGGAAGCGGTGACGGTAAAAAGAACCGTGCCGGATATGGACTTCGTGACCGAAAGCGAAAACCGCATCTGGGGATGTTCTTCCGATAAGCATGAGATATATTGCTGCAAAATAGGCGATCCATTTAACTGGAATTGTTTTCTCGGACTGGCGAGCGACAGTTATGCCGTGACGGTCGGAACGCACGGTAAGTTCACGGGCGCGTTTACTATGCGGGGATATATCCTGTTTTTTAAGGAAGACTGTGTTCACAAAGTCTACGGCTCGAAGCCCTCGAATTTTCAGGTTACGAACGAGTCTATAAGAGGCGTGCAGAACGGCAGCGAACGGAGCCTTGCGCTATGTAACGAGACGCTATACTACAAGAGCCGAAACGGCATATGCGCCTATGACGGCGGAACCCCGGTCAATATTTCGGAGTCCTTCGGCGCGAATGCATACAGAAACGCCGTCGCAGGAGCGATTGACAACAAATATTATGTGTCAATGGCGGACGAAAACGGCAAATACAGCCTGTTCACATACGATGAGCGCACAAAAATATGGCATAGGGAGAGCGGGCTGAAAATCGATGCTTTCGCGCCGCTTGACGGGGAACTGTATTTTACGGTCGGAAACAGTCTGTGGACGATGCACGGCACGACGCGATACAGCGTGACAGATCAGACATATGACGAAAAGCCGGTAGAATGGATGGCCGAGAGCGGACCTATCGGGGTATCGAGCCCGGACAACAAATATATTTCGAAGTTACAGTTCCGGCTGAGCGTCGAACGCGGGGCGCAGTTCCGGGTGCAGATCCAATATGACTCTATGGGCGATTACGAGGAAGTGCTGAACATCGATGCTGTAAACAATCGCACAATCACTATTCCGATTATAGTCAGGCGCTGCGACCACATGAGAATCAGAATGCGGGGCAAGGGCAAGTTTATTTTGTACAGCATTGCAAAGGTAACTGAACAAGGGAGTGAAATCTGATGCCGACGCTGAATCTGAATCTGCCGACGAATCTTGGCGGAGATCAGAAAACTCAAAGCTATCTCTATCAACTTAACGAACAGCTTCGGTATATCCTCAACAATCTTGACGGAGACAATTTTTCGCCGACATACTTAAAAACGGTGGAGCAGACGCGGTCAATGGCGGAGCTGGCGAGCGCCGCCGTGGATCAACTCGAAGCGGGTAGAAAGATTGATTATAACGAGCTCAACGATAAAATCATCGCGCAGGCGGAAGAGATAAATCAAACATTTCACACCGAGATAGAGCAGAACAATGACAACATAATGACAACGGTGCGCGAAGAGCTTAGCGCGAAGGCGTCAATTGCAGAGCTTAATGCAACACTCGAGTCCTATGTTACACAGACTTCAAGAGAAATTCAGCTGAATTTCGACCAGAATTATCTCTATACAACAGAGGTTGACGGCAGACTCGAAGAGTTTCAGGAGCTAATAAGAACATATTTCCGCTTCACGGCGGAGGGAATGGAACTCGGCAAGGCGGACAGTCCGTTCAAATCTATGCTGACAAATGAAAAATTAAGCTTCACACAGAACGGCACGGAGATAGCCTATATCTCCAACCGCTGCCTTTATGTTACGGATGTTGAAGTTCTTAACCGACTGAGGATAGGCAACTGGGAGTTCACGCCCAGGAGTAATGGCAATCTTAGCTTTATATGGAGGGAATAAACAATGGCAATAACAACAATCAAAACATATCCGAAGAATATCACCGTAGGTGTCAGCAAAATAAATGGCCTTGGTAATATTCTGATTGAAGTCGAGGATGCGAATGACGGGAAGTCATACACCCATAAGATGTATTTCACCTGCGGCAATTACAGCTACGAGAGCGGGTATTTTTCAACAAACAATGCAGTTATGACGGCATATGAGTTCCCACTCGAATGGGCTAATGCCATTACGAGCGGAAGCAGCAGAACCGGCACGCTGAAGATTGAAACATACAAGAAGTTAGGACTGATACCGACGACGCTCGTTGAGACGAACACGAAGACTGTTACTTTTTCGGTTCCGGACAATGTGAAACCCACAATGCCGGAACTGACAATAGAGCGCATAGACGGCAGCGTTCCGACCGAATGGGGAATATATGTGCAGGACTATTCAAAATGCAGGATTACTGCTGCTGCGCAGGGGGCATACAGCTCAACGATAAAGAACTATCGGTTTGCCGTGAACGGTGCAGTTCTGTCAAATCAGACCGGCGGGGTTTATACCTACACTTGCTATCTGTCGGGTGAGCTGAACTTTACGGTCACGGCGACAGACAGCAGAGGCAGAACGGTCAGCCAGACGGCGAGCATATCGGTTGAAAAGTATGACAGTCCTATGATAAATGAAGTCACATGCTTCAGATGCACGCAGGACGGCACGGAAAACGACAAGGGCACATATGCGGCCGGAAAGGTAAACTATAGCTTCTCGGCGTTGTCAGGCAAGAATATAGCGGTTTGCAAAGCAAGCTACAAGACAGATACGATGGATGCCTGGTCTGATGAGACGGCGATGAGCAATGATGTGCAGGCGATCCTCTTTGACGGTCTCAGTGAGAATGTCTCGTATAAGATAAAATTCAAAGTTACCGATAGCCTTGCTTCCGCGGAATATGTTTATGAGCTTTCGACGAGCTTCGTGCTGATGGACTTCCTGCGCGGCGGCAAAGGAATAGCTTTCGGCAAGGTTGCGGAACTCGCCAATACGATGGACGTCAACATGCTGCTGCTCCTCAGAAAGGGACTGCAGGCAGGAGAACAAACTTTTCCGCTGAAAGACACAGGCTGGCAGGAGTTGGAGCTTACGGACGGAATAACTCCGGGCGCGAATGGACTGACACCCAAAGGACGCAGACTCGGAAACTCGGTCAACATCGTTGGAGATGTGCAGGGGATAACGGCGGGCGGGAAAACCATATGCACGCTGCCGGAGGATCTGCGTCCGCAGAGCAGGATATTTACAATCTGTGCGGCGAACGATACCAACCTTGTCCGGTGGTCGGTATTCCCGGGCGGGAGTGTGGTGCTTGACTGGTGCTTCAATCTTGAAGCGAAAGCCTATAAATACAATCTGACTTCATATACGCTGAACATAAATTATCTGATCTGAGGAGGCAAAAGCAAATGGCATACACGACAAAAGACCTTGAAAAGCAAAAAAAGCAGCAGGGCATATCAAAAGACAAACTGTCATACGCCGTGGCGCAGGGCGGAAATGCGGCGGCGCTCGCCGGCGGCATAGCGAAGCAGGGATTCAACACCGCAAAACAGCTCGGTTATGGGATAGGCACAATAAAAACACTGCTCAACAAACCTAAAGACTACGAGGAATCCGAGGAGGTTAAGCGTGCCCAAGAGGAACTGAAGACTCATTATAACTCAAAGCCCGGGGACTATCAGAGCAACTATGCAGACCAGATACAGGGGCTTTTGAAAGACTATGAAAACACCAAGGATTTTCAGTATGATTTCAATGCCGATCCGCTCTATCAGCAGTATAAGGATCAGTATATTCAGCAGGGCAAGATGGCGATGCAGGACACTATGGGGAATGCCGCGGCGCTCACCGGCGGTTACGGCAGTTCTTATGCTTCGACTGCCGGAAACCAGGCATACCAGTCAAGCCTCAACGATTTGAACAATGTCATTCCGTCACTGTATGACCGGGCATATAGCAAATATCGTGACGACAAGAGCGATAAATTGCAGCATATGCAGGTCCTGCAGAACCTCGACGATTCAGACTATAAAAAATATCAGGACACACTGAGTGACTACTATAATACCCTCAACTATCTGCAGAGCCAGTCACAGTATCTCTCGGAAAGTGATTACAACCGTTACCTCAATCAGCTTGCGCAGTGGCAGTATGAGCTTGAATATTATACAGGACGCGCAGACGCCGCACAGCAGCAGTCGAATTGGCAGAGCGAGCAGAACCGCCAGTATATGCAGGACTATGTCAATCAGCGCAACTGGCAGAATCAGTTTGATTATCAGAAGGAGCAGGACGCCCTTGCACAGAATAACTGGCAGCAGCAGTTCGACTATGGAAAGGAGCAGGATGCGCTTGCACAGAACAACTGGCAGAAACAGTTCGATTACGGAAAGGAACAGGATGCGCTTGCACAGAACAATTGGCAGCAGCAGTTTGATTACGGCAAGCAGCAGGACGCGCTTGCGCAGAGCAACTGGCAGAAACAGTTTGACTACGGCAAGCAGCAGGACTCAAGGGATTATAATCTCAAAAAACAGCAGTTTGAGCATGACAAATATATGGACTCTCTCAAGGCTCAGAGCTATTCAACCTCTTCGTCGTCTTCGTCAGGCAGGAGCGGGTCAAGCGGTTCTTCGACCGGGAGCAGCGGAAAACAGACTGCTACAAAATCAAAGGCAGCCAGTGAGTTTATAGGTGCACAGCCGACTCGGTACGAGTTTGGTGTAAGACCGGCACTGAAAAACCAATACGGAAGCTATGAGAATTATATAAAAACGAAGATGAGCCAGAACAAGAACCTGACCGACGAGGATATTTATATACTCAGTCAGCATTATGGACTTTCATAAGCGGAGGATAAAATGGAAACAATTGACGACAGAATAAAGCGTGTAAATTCGAAATACGAGGCTCCTGAGTCAATAGACGAAAGAATCAAAAGAGCAAATGATAAATATCAGTGGGATTCGAGCGACAAGGAAATGCATGACTGGTTTGAATCAACCGGTCGTACCACCAGAAGCGCAAACAGCAGGCTGCAAAACAGTTCATATGCGAATTGGAAACGCGACAGCGAAAATACAAAGAGCGCGGTAAACAATGATCTTGAAAAGGCGGACAGAATCAAATCCTATCTCGACTCGCAGCGTGAGCAGTTGGGGGAAGAACGCTACAACACATTCATGGCACGGTACGAGGAATACAAGAATGCTCTGCAGCAGACTTCGCAGAATCTGCAGAAGGAGTCCGACTATTACTCCGATACGCGTAATTCCGGCGTTATGGACACCATGACCGAGGATGATATGAAAGGACGTCTTGACGATATCAAGAACGAGAAAAAGAAGAACCGCAGTGAATCATTCAAAAATCGGGTTTGGGCGTTCCTTAGCACGATGCAAGGAAATACAGCGGATTATGAAAAGTACACTGAAGAAGCCAAGGCGGCAAAAAACAAGCTCAATAATCTGAAGAGTGAGTCCGCTGCATTGGAGTCGGAGATATACAACAGGGATATATCCGAAAAACTCAGCCAGTTTGACGAGGCAACGCTCAAGGAAATACAGTCTATCCCCGAGCTCAAGGACAGAATAAAGCTCGAAGAGTCAGTCGGCACGAGCGGAAACAACAAGAATGTCTATGAATATAATCAGAGACTCAAGGAAATAGAGGATAAGGTTCGTGCAAAGGGAATGAATCCCGATGAGCTTGAGAATTATTTTGCGTATGAGTATAACCGCCGCAAAAATGAAGACGTACAGAACGCAGTTCGCGATTTCAGTAAGGATCATCAGGTGCTTGCCAGCGCACTGAGTGTACCGGTAAATGTGGCGATGAGTTTGCCGATAGATGCAGAAAACAATGGCTATTTGAATGCGGCTACCCAGTGGGTTGGAAAAAAGCTAACCGGCAGCTATGCGCCGGTAGATTATAACAGGGACGCCGGAATAGCAAGCCAGCTGAGCGATACGGCCCGCGGTGCGGTTATGGATGAGCATGACTGGAAGCTTGGCGACCGGGATGTCTTCGACTTCTTATATGGAACAGGAATGTCCGCGCTCGATTCGGCTGCATCTGCAGCCGCGGGCAATCTTGCCGGCGGAGCACTTGCGAATACCGGGGCGGGAATAAAAGCAGCGGGGAAAGTTGCCGAAGCTGTCGGCGGCGGAATACTTGGTCTTTCTGCTGCGAACTCAACAATGCGTGATATAAAAGCTCGCGGCGGCAACGACGACCAAGCGGTTATCGGCGGAGCTGTTTCCGGCATATTTGAAGGTCTCTTCGAAAAAGTTTCGATAGGTAATTTCAACAAGCTCAAAGAGGTTGACCCGAGAAGTATGCGCGATGTCGCGATGAACATACTCAAATCAACCGGGGTAAACTTTTCGGAAGAAGCCGCGACGGAAATAGCAAACATAGCCTATGATACCATAGCAAACGGCGATATTTCCAATTATAAGCTCATGATAGCTGCATATGAGAAGCAGGGATTGAGCGAGGCTGAAGCAAAGAAAAAGGTTGCCGGAGATCTTGCACTGCAAGTCGTCGAAGCGGGAGCGGGCGGAGCACTTATGGGCGCCGGCTTTGGTGTAGTGGGTTCCGGGCTTGGATATCTCAACCACAGAAAACAGGGTACGAACATCACGGGAAAGACGGTTGCAGGTTTTGCAGGCGGAGAGCAGACGCAGATTGCACAGCGGCTTGAAAGCCTCGGTGAGAACACGCAGGACGCAGTCAGATTGTCCGCTGTGGTGCAGAAACAGGCTGAGGGTGATAAACTTACCCGCGCAGAAAAACGGCTTTTCCGGGGCTCTGAGAACGCTCAGAACGTGGCTGCTGAAATAAAAAACGGCACATCAGATGCCGCGGAAGACTCTCAGCTGTCGTTAAAGAAGGACATAGAGACAATAAAGCAGGAATATAAAAAGGCGGTAAATCCGAAGATCGTTGACTTTGTAGAGCGAGTTCGCAACCTTAAAGATAAAAATGTTGCAGGTAAGATTAAAATAGAACTTAGCTCTGTAAATGAGCGCGAGGTGCAAGATATAAAAAAACTCACCGGTATAGATACCAGTGAGTATAAGCGCGATATGGACGGAAACACGGTTATCCATGTAGAAAACCGCCACGGGGAGAATGGAGCAGCAGACCACTCAATGTCTGATGTTAACGATCTGGCGAGAATAGAATATGTTCTCGAAAATTATGACAATATTGAATCGGCAAAAGACGACAATGGCCGTTATAGAGATTCTGATAATAAACTGTCAAAGTCAGTTGTTTACAGTAAACGAGTAAACGGAAATTATTATGTCGTCGAAGCTGTGCCTGACTCAAAAGCAAAAACTTTACATGTTGTAAGTGCATATAAAACAAAAGCAGAAGGGGTCTCGCAAGTACTGAACATGTCCGAAGACCTGCAGTCTACGTCCAAGACGCCTCATGCGCTCGCCCCTTCCGATAACAATATATCACAGAAGAAAAGTTATGTCAACGCTGTTCCGGCAACGATTGACGGACAGAGCGTAACAATCAACGGCATAGACCGTATCGAAAAGGACGGAAACCGGGCGCAGATGTATGTCAAAACGCAGGACGGCGGCAGCGTTGCACTGAGCGATGTGCGGTTTGACAGCCGCGAGACCGAAGCTTTGTACAATGTCGCACAGGGCTTTGACAGCACCGACACGGCACGGGCTTTTATTTCAGGATATAAGCAGGGCGATTCGGCAAGCGAATATATGAATGCGTTTCTCGACTTCCGCCGCGCCGGTCAGCTCGGGCAGGACTTTGACAGCGTTTTGCAGTCGAATGCAAATAAATACGCAGGGCTTGAAGAAAGTCAGCTCAGACAGGCGTATTATGCCGGAGTTAATGAAAAAAATAATGCGCCGAAGCATTACAGCGCGAAAGAGGAAAAGAGGGCAGAAAAGAACGGAGGTCTGCTGAGAAACTATACAAAAAAACTCAACGCGGAGCAGGCGGGCTCGGTATATGTCCTTGAAGCTCTTGCAAAAAAATACGGCTTTGTCGTTGAAGTGTGCGACACGCTTGCAGACGGAATGGCGAACGGTGAGTACGATCCCAAGACCGGCAGAATAAAAATCGCGCTCGACGCGGAGGAAAACGCATATCTCAGAACCGCAGGACATGAACTGTATCATTATATCGAGGACTGGAACTCAACGGCCGCAGGCGAGCTGCGCGAATATGTCATAGGCAAGCTCAAAGAAAGCGAAAACTATGACTATGAGGGCAGAGTGAAAGAGCTTGAAAAGCTCTATGAGGGTTATGGACAGGAGGACATAGAGGCGGAAATCGTTGCCGAGTGCATGTTTGATGTGTTTGATGAGCAGACCATAAAGGAGCTTGTCGGAGAGAACCGCAGTCTGGCGGTGAAGATTCAAAGCTGGATACAGGGCTTTATCGAGAGCATAAATGAAATTCTTAAAAATCTCGGGCTTACGAGCCCGGAAATAAGAGCCCTTGAGGGAGATGAGGAGGCACTTGAAACCATCAGCGACCTGTTTAAGTCTGCGCTGGAGCAGACGAGGGAGAACAAATCGCAAGGAAAAACAACCGACATGGCGGACGAAAAGAAAAAATACAGCATAGGTAAAACTACAAAGAATAAGTCGGTTGTTGTGATTGCAGATGATATTCTGAAAGGTGTAGATAAGTCTGACTGGGTTGCGAAAGTTAAGGATGTTATCAGAACTAAATTTTCTGATGGAATACCTGTTGAGGGTAAAGATCGGAAGAGCACACGTCT